CCACCTGAACTACTTAAGATTCTTAGAAAGTGGATCAAATGTAACCCTACTGATTACTTATTGTTTGATAGTAATAAACATCAATTGAGTAATGTGAAATTAAACCAACGACTAAATAAATTATTTGATCATAAAAAAATTTCAACAAATGCATTACGACATACCTATCTATCAGATAAGTATCAAGCAACTATTAAAGCTAACAACGATATGGCAAATGACTTATCCGCAATGGGGTCATCTATGCTACAAGAGAAAGTTTATATTAAAAAAAAATAAGTAGATGTTTAAGAGAAATAATTAATATGACGTTTAGATTTAAAATGTTCGGCTTTATGTGCATATGTATAGCATCCACCACATTCACAAGTTGTTTTCTCAGCGCTTCTTGCTTTAATCTTTTCTTTGTGTGCTTCTCTATACTTTTTATTTAACTCTTTAATCTCGTCTTTGTGTGTTTCTCTATACTTTTTCTTTTTCTCACTAATCTCTTCTTTATGTGTTTCATTATATATTTTCTTTTTCTCACTAATCTCTTCTCTGTGTGTTTCTCTATACTTTTTATTTAACTCTTTAATCTCGTCTTTATGTGTTTCATAATACAGTTTATTTGACTCTTTGATATGTTCATAATTATCATATCTATATTGTTTGTGATAGTTGTGATAGTCTTCTATGGTATTAAATGTTCTATTAGTATTTAATGTTGTATTATTATAATTAATGTAATTTTGTTCCTCGATCAATGCATCTAATCTATTTTCGAATATACCTTTACCAATTGGTGACATTGTCCAATTATCAAAGCCTCCGTTTTCTCTAATAGTTTGATATAGTTGATAGTTATACTTCTTACTTGCTTCGTTAGTACAAACATTTTTATGTTCGCATTTTCTACGTCTAAAATTTTTAGTTGAACCAATATAACTATAATCTACATTTTTATCAATACAACTTATCTTATAAAATATATATTCAGTCATTAATATATATACACAACAAACCTTTAAGTCCCTTTTGTTACTTTTTTGTTCCAAAATTGTTTATTTACTGTCAGAGTCAGAATCAGAAGAATCAGACTCATATTTAACTTGCTTCTTCTTTGACTTTGTAGGATCTGTAACATTCTTTAAAAATTCATCAAGATTATAGTAATCTAGCCAGCCCTTCCTATACTTCTTGTCCTTAGCAATTTTACCGCCTGTAATAATAAGAGGCCGTAACGGTACGCTAACAGCATCATTATATATTGCCGCTAATTGATAAGGTAGTAATTCACTCGACCACTCTGACATTATACTTGTTCTTTCGCGACGACTTCCTCCTAAATCCAATAGAACTAAATAACTGCTATTTTTACGTACAAACTTAGGAATATCATAATAACTTTGTGATAAAAATATAACTGAACAATTCTTCTTACGTGCTCTCATGTAATATTCTTCTACATTGTTTAGGTTTTTAGATAATACAAGATCATCCCAAACAACAAGGTGGTTGTATTCTTTGTCCATGTCGTCAAGCTTAGGCGTATTACTCATTCCTTCTTTAATTTGTATTTGTTGGAACTCACCTGATAAATAATTATATAGTGGTTCATCTTTGTTTCGTGTTACAATTGTTATATCAGCGAACGTACCTTCTCCCGTACTGAATATCTTAATTAAATTCAATAAGAAGTTTGTTTTACCAGTTCCTGATGGTGCAACAACACACATTCTAAATGGTATTTTAATATTATGAAGGTGTTCATTTGGATTTTCTACTTTATCTAAATACTTTTTTGGTATTACATCATAAAAGTTTATTATTTCTGATGCATTAACTTTAGCTTTTGCTTTTGTTGGCATTATATTATATATACAATCTTATTTTTTATATAATTACAAGTTATAATACTTTTAGTATTATAAGTAAAACTTATAATATATAAAAATTAAATTATATAATACATTATAATATTAATAATGGCAGTATATAACCCTCCAACAGAAGATTTACCAATCTTTGATAATAACGTTTTTACATCTGGTAATGAAGTACTTACAGTAGATGTAGCTAATAATAACTATTTAAAGTTTCCAATTGCTCAAGGAGCGGAGACATTGACAGACATTACCGTTCTAGGAACTGGTACATTTAACGGTACCGTTAATGTAGATAATCAATTAATAGTAACCGGGCCTATAGTTGTAGCTGATGTATTCCCAGCACCAACACAAGTAGCCTTACTAACTTCATCTCAATTAACATTTACAGATGCTTCCACAACTAATTTAATATCGTTGGACGATACACAAATACTATTGTCTTCGACAGCAACACCTAATTCAATAGATATCAAAAATAATGTTATAACACTAACAGACGTATCAGGAAGCAATACATTAACAGCCGATGATTGGACAGGTAATATTAGAACAGTTAACACAACAGCAAACTTAACACATTACCTAAATTTTTCAGATCAATCAGCAACAGGATACGGTCACCCGCAAAAAACAGCAAGTATATCATGTAATCCAGCATTAGGAAGTATTACAGCAACAACATTTAATGGAAGTATTAGTACAGCAGCAACAGCAGTTGGTGTTAATCTTACAAGTGATAATACGGCCGGTGCATATTTCGTACCGTTCAGTAAGACAACAACGGCAACTGGAAATGCTCTATATATTGATAATTCAGTTACACCATTATCATATGATCCACATACATCTCGTCTTGCATGTAATGAATTCAGTGGTGATTTATTAGGTAAAGCCGAATCATCTACATTTGTAAATACAACAAACGATAATACAAATACAGCATATAATCTTGTGTATTGTAATGGTGTAAGCGCAAATGCGTCATTATTAATTGATAGTGTAACAGGACCACTCACTTATAACCCTAGCAGTGGGAACATAGTATGTACCACAGTTACTTCAGATTTACAATGTGCTTCGACCACCGCGGCGGCAACATTTGCCGGAACAACCCTTACATTTAGTGGTGGTAATTTAACTCTACGAAATGGAAACATAACATTTACAGGCACGTCAAATACAGTTACAACACTAAACCTTTCAAGTAATCGTAATAACGCTATGTATAACATAGGAATTCGTAATAACGGTTCACTGGATACATCATTTTTGACGGGATTAGGAACAAACATATTAACTACCTATTCATCAACCTTTCTCATCCCCGCCGGAAGGTCAGCGTTAATGCGTATTGTTGTCCTTACAATTGCGGGTGTTTCTACATCAGTCGTTAGTATTGATTTATTGACATAAACACATGTTAACACATATTATAATGTTAGAAGATTATAGCAATCCAAAGTTAGTATATAAAAAAGCACGTGATATGTTTGGTCCGGATGTGATCATACAACCATCTACAAGAAAATCAAAGAAGTATATGATATTAAAACCAAATGGTAGATGGGTTCATTTTGGTCAATATGGTATGGAAGATTATACAAAACATAAAAATTTAATGAGACGAGAAGCATTTAGAACGAGAAATAGAAAATGGGCTTATAGTAGTATATTATCGCCAGCCTTCCTAAGCTTCTGGATTCTATGGTGACTATTATAATAAATATATTCCAATATTCCAATTATTCCAAAAATATTAAGGTTTTTAAAAAGTATCTACATAAGTACAATATTAGAGTATGTTTGTAAACCGGGCTGTTTTTTTGGAATTTTTGGAATGTGGAATTTATAAATATACTTAAACAATAATTGATATATATTAATAATGAAAAAATATATATCAATTGAAGGAAACATAGGAGCAGGTAAAACTACATTGATTAATTCTATTTGTAAAAGAACAGATACAATCAGTTTTATTAAAGAAGATATTAATAGATGGACGAATATCGTACCTGATAATAACCTACTTGAATTATTCTATTATGATCCTATTAAATATGGCTATATGTTACAACATTGTATTATTATGAATCAAATTAAAGATATCAAAACATTAGGAACTAAAGATATTATTGTAACTGATAGATGTCCTGAAGCAGCTTCAAAGGTATTTACGTATACTATGCAT